TGAAGCATGAAGCGCGCAGCTGATCACCGGCTTGTCTACGCCCCTAGCGGGAAGCTCGAGTATTTGCAGGTCGATCCGAGCACCACGGTAACCAAGGCCCTCAGTCAGGCGAGCTGCATTCTGTCTGGTCTCGATGACCTGCTCGACACGCTCGCCGAGGGGGGGGCTGCACTGAAAGGCGATGGGTACTTCGCTCTCGGCGTCCTCACCTCTACCGCGAAAGCGCTGATCGACGCGGCCGACATGCCTATCGAGTCCTCGGCTGGAGGTGGCGCATGAGCCGGACCACCATTGGAATCACGTTCCGCAAGCATCCGCCTGTCGATCTCTCCAAGCGCTCCGAAGGGAATACCGCTGTGCTCGCGACTGTGGAGGGCGTCGACGCTGACCAGGCGCTGGACAGTGCGCTGGATCTGCTCGATGCGGTCCACGGCGGGCTGCTGGACATCGTGGACGAGCCGGCGGTCTCTCGGCAGGTAGCGCTGCTGCTCCATGCCAACGAGACGGCCCTGGCATTGGTACGCGCCGCGCTGGAAGGCGGGGAGGTGGCCAATGGCTAACCGCACCGAAGTGCAGGCCCTGGCCGACCAGCTCCAGGGCTACATCACCGCCGTCGGTGACCTGGCTATCGCTGTTCGCGAAGACCTGGCTTTCGAGGGGAGCGAGCCTGGGCCCCGCCTAACCGGTGACCAGGTCGACGCCATCCACCTCGCGATCATCACCATGGCCAAGCTTGCCGGTGAAGACCTCATCGGCCTGCTGGGCAAGCTGGGGGTGCCGGCATGACCAAGAACCTCCACGCCTGGTCCCAGGTGCTTCAGTGCGCCGATGACTATTGGAACGGCCTTGCACCGGATGCCGCTCATGTCGCGCGCGTGCAGGACGCCGCGCGGGATCTCCAGCTCACCATCACCAATGGCATGGCAGCTCTGAATGCCCTGCTGATCGATCACGACGACGATCTGCGTAGCGCCGAAGCAATGGACCTGCTCCGGCTGCTCGCGAGCCTGGGTGACGCTTGCTTGTCCCTACGGCTGTTCGAGGAAGGCACCGCGGAGATCGGCGAGCGTCTCGCCAAGGGGAATCTGGAATGACCGATCTGACCACCACCGTCTGCGGCCAGGCCGCCACCATGTCCTCGCAGGAAATCGCCGATCTTGTTGGCTCGCGACACGACAACGTCAGGGTGACCATTGAGCGCCTGGCTGAGCGGGGGGTGATTGCTTTACCTGCGATGCAGGAAAAGCCCACCGCAGGCCGTCCGGCTCAGGTGTACGTGTTCAGTGGTGAGCAAGGACGGCGCGACAGCATCGTCGTGGCCGCCCAGCTGAGCCCCGAACTGACCGCCCGCCTGGTTGATCGCTGGCAGGAGCTGGAGACGCAGGCCGCGCGGCCGATGACCCAGGCCGAGCAGATGCTCGCCCATGCGCAGATCCAGGTGCAGCTCGAACGCCGGCAGCAGCAGATCGAACAGCAGCAGGCCCAGCACCAGGTCGCCATTGAGCGGATCGAGCAGCACGTGGAGGACCTGGCCGAGTCGCGCGTCTGGGACTACTGCCCGCAGAACTGCATGCCCATCACCCGCATCCGCGAGGTGATCCACGAGCGCTATGGCCTGTCGGCCACCGTGGTGAACACGGTGGTGCGCCAGATGCCGATCAGCCCGAAGCCCTGGGGGATGGTCCGCAACGGCCATGAGGACGCCCAGGGCAGTCAGTACGCCGTGTGGGCCTCCAGCGCCATCACCGCGGTGTTCCGCCGCTTCGTTTCCGAGTGCCAGATGGTCAGCGAGACCCAGGCCACCCATCCGTATATCGAGGGCCGGTTCCGCCTGGTCCAGAAGGTGAAGCAATGAGCAAGGTATTCGACGAGCAGCAGCACATGAACCTGATCGCCGAGGCGGCGGTGGCCTACCAGAAGGCCGAGACGCGCCGGAACTCCCTGCGGCGCGAGCTCAACGCGATGTACTCGACCTATTTCAGGGCGCACGGTCATCCCTATGCGGACTCCACGAAGCGCATCAACCCTGACGACGAGGCCTTCGAGGGCGTCCTGCGCTTCACCGATGCCGCGTACCGGCGCTGGGTGGATCAGCGCGACCTGACCACCCGCCTCAAGCGCAAGCTGCGGACGCTCGTTGCGCGCCTGGAGCGTGCGTGATGAGCCGCCGACTGCACGCCTACAGCGTCGGTGTCGCCGTGGCTGCTGCCTTCTCTGCGCCCTGGAGCCTGGACGTTCGCGCCACGGCTGACGTTGACCCTCACAAGCCTCGCCCTCGTTCGAAGGGCGAGAAGGCTCGCAACCGTAAGCACCGTGGAGGCCGGAAATGAGCGCCCACCAGCAGAACCCCGGCCGGATCACCACCAGCCGCAACGGCCAGGGGGGGGCGGTGATCTCCGGCCCCTGGCCCTCCTACAAACAATTCCGCGACCTGCGCGAGAGCGAGCGGCTGTTGATGTACCGCCACGCCAAGCTCAATCGCGCAGCGCTCGAAGCGGCGGGCTTCTCCATGGCTGAGACCTACGACGACTTCATCCGCCGTGTCTGCGAGGAACTCGATATATGAAGCTGAAAGCAACCCTGGAAACCGAGGTGTACCTAGAGAGCGATCGGATAGTGGTCCGTCAAGTTGATAGTTGGGGGAAGGAGTCTTTCATCGACCTGTCTATCGGCCAGGCAGCGCTTGTCGGAACGGAGCTTCTGCGTCTCATCAGTGAGCTTGAGGATGGGCGTGATGTCGCTTCCTGATCCACTCACGCCAGCTGATTGCGACCTGAGGGACTTCCAGTTCATGCCGCTCGACATTGCTCGACTCTTCGGCTCGGAGTTTCACGCGCGGGCCTCGGACGGGGAGTGGAGGGCGGGGCTTACCTTGTGGCTCAAGTCCTACCACCAGGTTCCGGCGGCCAGCTTGCCGGATGATGAGGTTGCCCTGGCCCGCCTGGCCGAGTACGGGCGCGACCTGAAGTCCTGGCGAGCGGTGAAGGATGGCGCGCTGCATGGGTGGGTTAAGTGCTCAGATGGCCGCCTCTACCATCCCGTGGTCGCCGAGAAGGTACTGGAAGGCTGGCTGCAGAAGCTGCATGCCAGGCTGCGCGGCGGCAAGGGGAATGCCAAGCGATGGAAGCTGCCGTTCGATACCAAAGCGCTGGAGGACAAAGTGAGCGAGGCGTCCCGGCTGCTGCGCGATCTGAACCCGTCTTCCTCCGTCGATCAGCCGTTGATGCCCGAAGCATCGAAAGATGAATGCCCATCGAATCCTTCAAGCATCCACGAAGGATCGAATGAGCACTCCACCGAAGATCGCAAGGGACAGGGACAGGGACAGGGAGAAGAAAAAGAACCCCCCTTACCCCCCGAGGGGGAAGCCGCTGGCGCGGCAGGTGATCAGGACGAGCCGGCGCCGAAGCCTGTGCGCAAGAAGCGTGACGCGGCGTTCGATCCCCTGAGCCGGGAGCTGTACAGCCTCGAGGCCGAACACGGCGTGCTCGGCGCCATCCTGCGCGCCGCTGCGCAGCAGGACACGAACCTGGTGGACCAGATCGTCGAGGGGATCACTGCGGCGGACTTCTACTTCGACGACAACGCTGCGCTGTTCCAGGTGATCGCCGATCTCCACGCCGAGGGCGTGCCTGTCGATCCGGTGACGGTGGCACAGGTCCGGCCGACACTGCCGAGCGAGGGGCGCACGCTGGCCTATGCCGGCGAGATCAACAGGAACGTCCCGTCGACGGCGAACTGGCGCACCTACTCGCGGCACCTGCGCGAGCGAGCCGTGCTGCGCCGGCTGATCGACGCCGCGCGCACCGTCGAGGATCTGGCCACCGAGGACCGGCCGCTGGCTGAGATCATTGCCAGGGCTCAGGAGGCGATGGCCGACCTGCGCGACCTGGACGATGACGCGCCGGCCTATCGGCGCCTGGACGAGGTGGTGCTGAAGGCCTGCGACAAGATCGATGACGGCCTCAACGACCGGCTGCCGAAGTTCCAGGAAACCGGTCTGGCCGACCTCGACAGGCTGATGCGCGGCATCCGCCCGAAGAAGGTCACCGTGATCGCCGGCCTGCCCGGCAGCGGCAAGACCACCCTGGCCCTGCAGATCGCCCAGCACAACGCGGTGAAGCGCGGCAAGCCCTGGTTGGTGTTCTCCCTGGAGATGCCCGAGGAGGAGCTGGGCATCCGCGCGATCGCTTCGCTGGGCGGAATCGACCTCAAGCGCCTGGAGTCGCCCAAGGACATGGACGAGGAGGACTGGCAGCGCCTCAACGTCGCGGCCAACCAGTCCAAGGACGCCCCCCTGTTCATCTGCGACGATCCCGCCGTCACCCCCTCGCGCATGCGCTCGATCGCCCGGCGCGCCAAGCGTGAACACGGCCTGGCCGGCATCGTCGTGGACTACCTGGGCCTGGTGCCGGTCGAGGTGAAGGGGCGCACGCGCGCGGACGAGGTCGGCGCCGTGAGCAAGGCCCTGCTGCGCCTGGCCAAGGAGTTGGACGTCCCCGTCATCGAGCTCTCCCAACTCAACCGGGAGTCGACCAAGCGCACTGGTAAGGCCAAGCGGCCCCAGGCCAGCGACTTGCGCGATTCCGGCGAGATCGAGGCCGACGCCAGCTGCATCCTGATCGTCCACCGCGACATGGACACCGAGGAGGGGCAGAACGGCATCACCGAGATCCTCATGCCGAAGAACCGCAACGCGGCGCCCGGCATGTGCCACGTCCAGCAACAGGGCCAGTACGGCCGATTCGTCAACCTGTTCGGCTACCGCGAGCCCTCCCAGGAAGAGGTCGAGATGGGCCGGGGCACGTTCGCCAACCAGTACGGCAAGAAGGGGAAAGCCGCATGACCAACGTAACGGCCCTCGCGCCGCGCAAAAGCATGACCCAGCCCGAGCGCAAGCTGCTACAGGTGCTGGCCCAGGAACTGCCATCCATGGCCGCCGGGCCCACGGTGATGGCCTGCCTGCTCCAGTTGGTGGCCAGTTGGATGGGCAGCCCGTCGCCCCTCGGCTTCGAGGACTTCGCCAAGGCCTGGGTGCTGCAGGGTAACGTCAAGGGCGCCGCGGCCGAGCAGCTGCTGCGCGATGTCCTGGGGATCACCCCGCCGCCGAAGGGGGCTGCATGACGGGAATCTATCGCGATGTGCTGCCGGCGATCGTTCGCGTGCTGGCGGCCGATGTCATCGACAACACGGCGAAGCAGAGCTGGCAGAAGCTGATCGAACGCAAGGTCGACGGCGGGTTCCGATCCCTGCTGTCTGCCCAGGATCAGTTCGAGTTCGACTGCCTGCTGCATGCCTTGCTCCACAGGGAGCTGTCACCGGCGGAGTGGGACGTGCTGCATGCCCGGTATTCGACGCACTCTGAGCGTCGTGGCAAGGCGATTGAGCGGCTGGCCAAGCAGGTGAAGAGCCCGGCGCCTACCCGCTTCTTCGAGTGTGCCGTGGCGACCTGGGCAATTCCCCGGATGAAGGGGAAGGATGGAAAGCGGTCGACCAGCGTAATCGTGCTGCCGGCCAAGTGGTACGACATCAACAACTGGGACGACGAGGCGCGGCCCGACTCAACCCGCAGCCGTTGGCGCCGAGACATCAGGAAGGCACTCGACCGCTTGGAGGAGCAGGCCATGGTGCACGTGACCGAGATCCTTGCCCGCGAAAAACTTTTGGAGGCCAGTTGACTTGTGTGAGCGTTTGAGCGAAATTGCCCACATCTGCTGATCCGTGCGCGCCGCACAGACCGGCAACGAAACCCGGCCCTCGCGCCGGGTTTTTTGTTTTCTCATTCCCCTGCATATTTTTCAGACCGACTCACATAGCTCATAAGAAACATTGGACACGTTCTGCTCCTCGACTAGGTGTTCGAGAGAGTGGTAGGCCAATTGGTAGCCGTTGTCGTGATAGGTCTTGAGGTTGAGATGGCGAGCGATATGAAGCCAGACGCGCGCATCGCACATTTCGGGGTCAGTAACCAGGAAGGAAACGGGACGACCTCCGATCACAAATCGAATCTCATAGGTGGCGCTACTTGGATGCATCGTCATGCCCTGCTCCTTCTTACTGCTTTGGGAATGCTGGGTTTGAGTCGAGATTGCTTCAAGCCATTCGAAAGCCTATGAGCTCAAGGTTCTGAATGCGGACCGCAAGGCCTGTCACTCAATCGGTTCTGCCGGCGCCGCGGACCTTCGGTTGCTCCCACCAAGGTGCTCACGAGTTGCAAAGAAAGCTCCTGTGCTCCAATGGGGATATGCCGAACCAGCGCTTATGCGCACGGTAAAAGGATGTTTTGCGGCAGTAACCCAGCAGGTAAGAAATCCGGTCAAAGTCGAGATCCGTATGGCTCAGGAGATTCTCGGCCTGCACCCGACGTATCGAATCCAAATACTCCTCAAAGACGATTCCGGACGCCAGCAAATGCCGTTGCAACGTGCGAGGGTTATATCCCAGGGACCGGGCTATGTTCGCGAGGGTGCAGCGCTGCTTGGGGAGGAACGAAAGAACCAGGAGCTGAAGTTCGACGAGAGGGATTTCCACGTTTTCCATAGCGTGAGTCCATGCTCAATGGCCATTCTCGGCAACCCAGCGTGTAGCCATACATGCACGATTGGTTAGCGTCAACTGCTCTAGCTATAGCGAATAGTTTCAATGAGCCCGGCCAAGCGTCGGGTTTTTTATGCCTGCAATTCACGATGCGCGCTCCGCGCCTTGCCCGGTCATGGCCGGGCCTTTCTATTCACCGCCCCGCAGAGGGGATATCGAGACCATGAAGATGTCCGACAAACCCGAGCTCCTTGCAATTGCGCTCGCGTGGTTGAGCCAGCATGCACCTGTGCTGTACGCAGGTGGTCTGTCCTTCCTGGTCGCGATAACCCGCGTCATCTACGGCGGTGGCACCCGGCGTCAGGCTCTGCTCGAAGCCACGCTCTGCACGCTGATAACCCTGGGCCTGATCCCAGTTCTGGAGTGGCTCGGCCTGCCCCAGAACATGGCCACCGCCGCCGGCGTCTTCACTGGGTTCCTTGGCGTGAAGAAGATCGCCGACCTGGCCGATCGTGTCGCCGACTGGAAGCTGCCGAAGCGCGAGGGCTAATCAGCCCGAACAACACCATTACCACCGAGGTTCACCATGGCGCTAACAGACAAGCAGCGCCGATTCGTTGAGGAATATCTCCGCGATCTCAACGCGACACAGGCTGCCATACGTACCGGCTACAGCAAGAAGACGGCCGCTTCGCAAGGCGAGCGTTTGTTGAGAAATGCTGAGATTTCCGCCGCAGTCAGGGGTG